GACTGATCACTTGCAATAACAACGGGAACAGATTTTTCAGATTTTTGTTGACCAGGAGGGACTGGAGCAGTCCTTCCAACAACGACCACCGAGGCATTATTATTGACATTAGTATTATCAGGCATTTAAATAACTCCGACTCTTCCTTTAGCGATAGTGAATTTTCTCCTTATAGATATATAGTCGTCGGGCACAACCGTTGATCCGTGCTGAAGCAGTGCTGCTGTCGTACTGAATCCAGTTAGAACAACCAATTTGGTTAGTACATCAACATCAATTGTTTTCTGAACTGTCAGTCCAGTTGCAGTAGTTATAGTTTGATTATTGCTATCCTTCATACCAACGGTCAAACCAGATGAAAGATTAGGAGCAAATGAATGCTCTTGTAATTTAACCACATCTCCGACTGATATTCCACTAAGTTGTCCTGGATTATCTAATTGGACAATGTATTGAGTTACAGCAGATCCTACATTAGGTGCTACGTATGTATCATTATTTGCCCAGTATCCAGTAGATATTCCAATGAAGGTTGTGAATCCACTAGGTTGTTGTGTATATTCTTCTCCAAGAATTTCATATCCAAGTGCAGAAGTGGCAGAACCAACAAGTCTATCCAAAACTGTGTCACCATCTGAAGTGAGACTAGTTGTTCCTAAAGATAATTTAAGTTGTACATAACCATTATTTCTTCCATATCCATCTGACCTACTATCTTCAGTCATTATGCTCAACGTTGGTGTTTCAATAAATTTAGTTCCAAGAGTTGCAATTCGAGTAGTGCTATACAATCCAACCATTGTTCCAATACCAGCAGTAATCGTAACTTTACTACTACTAAGGTCTTTTCCATTACCTTCTTCAACATAAAGTAGTGTTGGGCCAGTAAATGGATCCTCACTAGTATCAATCGTAATATTAACAGAATCAAAGTCTGAATCATAAATGTCAGGTGAAGCAAGAAACTCATCAGCTGGGCCAAGTATGATGTTATTTGTTGTGGTAATCTTACCAGTTGCGTAAGCATCTAAACCACTTCCACAATTTCTAATTATATTTCCACCAGTTGAAACAACTGAAGTTACAGATAGATCAAGTGGGCCAGGATAGTTCTCAAATAATGAATCATTAATCCTTACTGTTTCAGAATTTTGTACATCTAGAGGTCTAAAGTTATATCTATCTGTTTGTCCACCATCAACAATCGCACAGTTTTCAATAGAAATACGTTTTGAATTTCTCGCATACAATCCACCACCAGGTGCATTTCTAATTTCTACATCTTTGAACAACATAGAAGTTCCACCAGTGAATGTAAGAAGATTATTATCTAAATCACTTTCAAATCTAAGATTGTTTGAACTATTTCCATCTACGGTAACATCTTGCATTGTTACATCAGTTGGATTTGTTGTTCCAATGCCAACTAGATTTCCATCAAATGGTAATTCATATAGTGCAGTTCCAGCTGAACCAATACTCCTTGTATCATTTGCATAGTATTGTTGTTTAATAATACTATTTTTTCCAGAACCCCTTAAGGTAAATTTAGTAGGAACTATGATTCTATTTGTTAGATAAGTTCCACTTGGTAAGTTTAGATAATTACCACCAGCAGAGACTGTTGCAGAAATTGCTTCAGATATTGCTTGAGTATTATCATGAACAACTTTAACATGTGCTGTTGTACCAAATCCAACGCTGTTATTTAAATTGTAATTACCTTCAACTGTGATGCTGTTTTGACCAATCGCAACAACTTTATCAATATCCCATCCTCTTCTCTGACCTTCAGTTCCAATAGTTGGGAAGTGAATTTGATTTGTTTCAACTGTGCTTGTGTGGAATCCTATGAATTCATTAACATTTCCTTTTGCACTCCAAGCAGTTTGTTCATATACACCATAATCTTTCCATATTAATTCAGTTGTTCCACCACTACTTAACTCTTTCTGACCCAGAACAGCAATCAATTTTGCTTGACCAAGATCTGCATCTCCCACAGTTCCAACACCTGTGAAGTTTTGACGATAGATTAAGATACCATGATCTGGGTTAGTTCTACTTAACGTTAAAGTATTATGATTCAAGTCATTGAAATTGCCCATAATAGTATTTGCAACTCCAGCTCTAGCACCAGTACCAGTATAAGCACCAGTCGGATCGATCTGTGAAGAAATACCAATCTTACCATTCTTCATATTATATTGTGCTTGCCAATAATAATAAGTTGCTGATGTTGAAAATCCTGTTGTAGGAACTGATGCAACTTTAACAGTATTACCAACAATAGGTGCAGGAACTGTCACACTATCAGTTGTTCTGGTCACACCAAATAATTTAACTCTTTCATCAATAAAGAAACGTGCAGTTGATATTCCTGAAATTTGTAACTTGCCACCTACAGCAGCACCAAGACCAACATAGATTGATGGGTCATTACTAATACCTAAACTTCTAAGTTCATAAGCAGATAACTCATGTGGATCAATCATTTCATATCCATTACCAGCTTGATTGACCTTAATGATGCGGTTTCTTGCGTATGTTGTTTCTTCAGTTGAATCTGGTAAATCAGATAACTTGAAGTTTTCATATGCATTTGCACGGATTGTTCCGTTTACATCTAATTCATATGCTGGTGTTGCTGTTTGAATACCAACCTTTTGAGTGTCTTTATTAACAACAAGAGATGGACTTGTATCATCACCAACTTGGAAGAATGGTTTATTAATTGCATTACCTTTGATAAGTAACTTAAGTGCTTCAATTCCATCAAGAGATGTTGAAGTTAATTTGTTTGTAACATTAAGTGGGCCATTAAATTCAGATGGTAAGTTACGATTTGGGCCACCACCAACACGTAATGTATTTCTAATATAAACGTCATCGAACGATACTGAAAGTGCATCGTCTGATGTTTCTCCTAAGAATAATTCTCTTGCTTGTACTCTTTCTCCACTGAAGAAGTCACCACGATCATTCATACCAGAGAAGAACACAACTCCACCTTTCTCTTCTCTTGAAATTGCAAGAAGTTCTTCCTCTTCCTCAAGTGTTCTAACAATTTTTTGGGGTAATGAAGTTGAATAGTTACCTGGCCCGTATCCGATGTACTCGAATGTATGACCAGAGGCACGAATGGTAGAGAATCTATTTGTTTGTGAAGGTATTACCTCAACACCTCTAACTAATGTAGACGAATCATGAGCAACAGAACGAGTTCCCAGTACACCTCGAATAACAGTTAAGTCACTTGTATTTGATGTTGATTTTGCTTTGACTCTCATCAATTCATTATCAACTTGTAAGAAATCACCAGTGCTAATTCCAGTAAAGTTTGCTACAGATAATGTAGTTGCAGTATTTGTAATTGCTGAATCCATAGTCAAACTAACACCACTTACTAATGGAGTTAAACTACCAGAAATTTTCTCAGAAGCAAGAGAAGTATCCTGTCCAAATGAATTCAAACTATACTTGTAAAGTTCAGCACCACTCTCAGATACAGTTCCAATACCTATGTGAGATGTCATTGTAAATGTTGTTAATCCAACTCTTTCATTAACTATGAAGTCATATCCATTATAAACAGTTGCTGCAGTTCCAACTAGACCAGCAATTTTAATTTTATTTCCAACTGCTAATCCATGACCACTAGATGTTGTAACGGTGACGATACCAGAGACAGATGTATTCGCAACTCCAACTATGCTAGTGATTCCAACTGCTTTGTCTAATAAAACAAATATACCAGTTGTAACTCCAACAGGGCCTGTAAATATACCAACATTTGAACCTGTTGTCTGCCCTTGAGCAACGTGTGTGTACGTTACTGATTTTGTAGTTGGAACATCCGTTACTTTAAACAAACCATTATAAGCACTACTGTTTCTATTTCCAACTGCACCAACACCTATAACCTGTATTACATTTCCGACTGATTCATTAACTCCAGTTACTTCAACAACTCCACCTGTACCACCTGTGACAGACATTGTATTACCAACGCCATATGCACTACCACCATCAACAATTTCAACAGCAGCAACTTGACCGCTTCCATTGACTGTTACGTTTGCAGTCGCACCACCACCTGTAATACCGATACCAGTTAAAGGAACATTATAAACAACACCAGCACTTCCACCATTATATCCAGATCCAGCTGCAGATATTAAAAGATTATTAATACTATTCAAGTCATGTTCAATATCTCCTGTTATCGTTGTAATACCAGTGGATCCACTCAAACCAGTGGTAACAGCAAAACCAATACGATTATCTCTTAAATAATTAATTACCGATTCTTTTGTAATACTATAAAGTGGATTATTAACATCTACTTTACCAAGAAGTTTGTTTGATGCAGCAGAAACTGTTTGCTCTGGATCATTATTTGGATTATCCTTATCAACAGTTGGATAAAGATAAGTAAAGTTTTGCTTGTATTTTAGATCAGAGAACTCAGAAACAGTTGGGGATATATTTCCAATTAAACAAGTAAGATAGTAAATACCGTCTTGTTGATCTGAAATGTAATCCTGAATTGTCTCCACATCATGAATTGTATATGATGTGTCATATTCATTTCTTTCAAATGCTGGTAAATCTATTAAATTAAAAGTAGAATCTGAAGTATCACGAGCTACCGTTGTAACACCAACAAATGATCCGCCAACATTTGCATTTGTATAACTAAATGTTCTTGATGTAGGTGTTCCTGTGACAACATATAATCCATTATATCCTGCATTACCCACACCAGTAGTATTTGTGGAACTTCTTACATTTTTAATACGTACTCTATCTCCAACACTTAACTTATGTGGTATCTCTGAAGTTACGTTAACCTTAAATTGATTACTTGAATCGGTTGCGATGCCTGCAATAATTTTTGGGTTGCGATTTGATTTAACATCTATTATTGTACCCTCTTCAAATACAGTTTTAGATTCTTGTAAGGTATAATTCTTCTCTGGTTTCTTTGCAATAGGGTTTGAATATTCTTTTGGAATAACATAACGTAGACGGTAGATACGATCACTTAATGCACGACTTTCTGGAGTTCTTTGAACATAAGTTTGAGAATTATTCTTGATAATATCTGTAGAAAATCCTACAAATCCATCATAAATTTTGTTTGTAGTTCTTGTTGAAGAACCAAGTACATACCATTGATTCTTAGTTGTGTCAAACTGCACTGGGTGTCCGATATCACCAGGTATTTTGTCTGTTACTGTACTGATAACTGTTAGTGTTCCACCTAATTTATTTTTTATTGTAAGTGGGTTGTTATCTTGAGCATCATTTTCATTATTTGCTAACTTAATTTTAGTTGCAGCAGTGCTAATTACATAGTATAATTTGCCAATTTTAATTCCATCTGGAGTTCTACCATTATCACTATACACTCGAACAGATTCACCAGTTATAAAATTATGTGGTTCTGTAAAAGTAATTTCATTTGAAACAATATTATTTTCTTCTGTTGTTCGATCAACAGTAAATTCCTTTTTAGAGGTTGGGCCATCACCAGATGAAACTTGCATCAATACTGGTGAAGTATAAGTTGCACTTACATTATTAGGAAGAGTTACGTTTAAATATAATTTTTCGTCTTGCTTTGCTCCAATTCTAAAACCATTTACAACGTTTGTTGGTGGGTTAGTTATATCCTTTTCACCTTCAATGTAAAGTCTTGATGTTGTGCCAGTAGAAAGTGTCACCTCTGGGTCTAAACTTCTCCATATAACGTTTGTCGAATCTAATTGTAAATCTTTTGGAGGAACAATATGTGTTATGTATCCAGTATCATCACGAGAGAAAGGATCTTTTCTAAATCCTTTTGATACTAATGCTTTGTTACCAAAGTTGGAGTTAGAGTTTGTGATTGACTGTTCTCCACCAGATTCTGACAAGAAATGATTTGCATATCCAATTGCAAAAACAGAAACTGCCTGAATAAATGCATCATTTGAGCACTTAATATGGAAGTTTTCGTATCTTTTCTTGTAAACTGAATCTTGATTGATGTATAGTGGGCGTTGAGTTTCTGCTGCAGCAGTGACTGTATTATCGTAATCACCCGTAGTTTCATTGTAGATTACAAATGCCTTATCATCTTTTTGTAGACCAATACCAGTGAACTGTGCCACAACCATAGATTTAAATCCAGTTGCTTTTGCTCCATCAGCATGAAGACCGCACATACCATAAACAGATCTCAATGAACAGTTGAAAATGTATGGTGAAGCACCTGTAACACTGTCACTTTCAATAATTACCTTTGCTTTATTTTGATCAACAGCAACAGTATCATCATTTGCATCTGCATTTAACACATATTGGAATGTCCTTTCACTTGTAATACCACTTACATTATAAGATCCTTCATATAGAGTTGATGTAATACCTGAAATACGAACAGGATCATCTTTTGTTAAACCATGTGCATCTTGAGTCGTAACTGTTGCAACTAATCCACTTGAAGTTAATGTTTGGATTGCATTACCTGTAGTTGAAGTTAAATCACCAACAATTTTAAACTCTGGAGTATTGGGTTCAAAATCATTCTCAGCTTCAGTAGCTGCAGGGTAACTTATAATACTTCTATTGCCAGTGTTAGCACCATAAGCATTCATAAGCTTATAGTAGTACATCTGTAAATCGCTTTCCCCTGTTTTCTTTTCAGGATTTAATCCATCTGCATACTCAAAACAAGTTAGTTTGTGATGAGATATACTTGGATTTCTTTTTTCTGAAAAAGTCTTACTATAATATACTGACCTATTCGCATCAAACATACTAAATTGCCAGAAATAACATCCACCAGTTACACGGAATAATGAGGATCTTGGAATTATACTATCATCAACGTCTGGATTCGGTACATATAAAGGTCTTATTTTTGTCTTTCTTAAATCTAGTCCAACAATTGATGTTCCTTTTGGAACAATTGCTCCACCATGTACAGAATTAAATTTATAAAGTATATTTCCAATGTTATCTAAATTAAATATTGAATCGTTTTTTAATTCTAAATTTGTTCCAGTTGTTACATCTGAATCAAACTGAAAATATTGTACGTTACCACCATTATTTTTGATATGTAAACCTGGTCTATTATCAATTACATGTTCACCAGGATAAAGTAATATTGTTGTTCTATCAAATTTATCATTATTTGGCCCAGTTTGATATGCAAATCTAGCTGCCTCCAACAGTGCTCTCTGTATGGTAATAAAGGGTCTTGTTAAAGAGTTTCCCTTATTATCAAAACTATCTGTCGCATCTAAATCTGATGGGTTTACATAAAGAATATTACCATCTGTATTAACTAAAAAATTTTCTAACCTTGAAAGGGGCATCGTATTAGCACACTAAATTTTTTCTTCTGTCTTATTTATCACGAAAGAAAGGGAGGGCACTCCTTCTACATGGAGATCTTTTGTACTCCCCCCTTCAAAAAGGTTATGGATTAATTTTTGGCCCGAATTTTTTTTCTGGGTTTTTTGAAATTAAAAGATCATTTTCATTCTATTATAGCATCATTATTAGTGATGTCAATACATTACGAAGGTTTTGTTGGCCAAGTTGGATTCTCTGGATCTTCTTCCGTTGCGGGAAGATCTCTCAAATTCTGACGATATGTTTTCCATTCAGTTTTCTTTGAATCTGATAGGGGAGAGTCATTGAATTGAGTCCAATCACTATCTCTTAATAACATATTTCTCATAAACCTTAAAGCCTCTATGTAATTAGGTGCAAAGTTAAGTTTTATTGATGAGAAATCAGGATCCATGCTTGTTTCTAGATATTTATACTATAAAATACAATTAGTTTGACCAATTGTATTGGTTGCCAACCATCCAGTTGCAATGTACTTAGTTTCATATGGAGGATTACCACGATGCAAATGAGTAAAAGAACCAGGAAATATGACTACTCTACCTGATTTCGGTTTTATTTTTTGCTTTTGATATAAAAATTCTGTTTCTCCACCCTCTGCAACATCATTGAAATATACAGACCACACCAGAGTTCTTGATGCGTTTGATAATTCACTAGTCTCAGAATGAAAACTATGATAACCCTGAGTTGGTTCAGTCTTTTGTAAAAGACATCCACTACTATGAAAATTCCAGTCACCTAAAAATGGATACCATTCAATATACTGATCTAAACAAATTCTTACTGCAGATAATATATGCTTAGTTGCATCTGAATTAAAAGTTTCTAAATTTATTTGTTTATCTTGAACATATAATTTGTTCCTTCCATGTATATAAGTGGAATTATTGATTGTGTCAATTATGAAAGAATTAAAATCTTCTTTAATAACATTGTCCCACACCCCGATAAAGTCTTTATTTAAAAAGACTTCAGGATTATTAAAATTCAAATTGTACATAATTAGGTTTTGATAATGTAAGTTAGTGCGTAGTATGGTGGTTTATTTTCGTGTGCTGTGCCACTACCTGTTGGTGATGTTCTACCTACGTCAGCATCGTTGTTAGAGTGGTTTATATTATAACCTTCATAAAGGTTTGAAGCACCAGATCCACTACCAGGTGTATTGTTAGCAGATAAATTACTACCAGTTCTTAATTGTCCGTGATTTCCTGATCTGAATGCAAAGTGTCTATGAGATGGTAAGTGAGTTGTTTGTAATTGCACAGTAGATTCACCACCAGTGGCATGTCTAGCATATGCACTGCCTGCACCAACAACAAATTTATCTCTTAAATCAGGAACATTCGTTTGGCCAAGAAGTGTTTGTAAGGCAGATGTAGAAGCAGTGCCACCATCACATAATTGCCAACCAGGAGGAGCAGTTGTTCCACCCCACATCATAATCATACCAGTTAAAAATCCACCTGTTGTTCCACTAATATCACCGACAAAATTACCAGCAGTTAAAGTGTCTGTGCTAGGATTATAGTTAAGAGCAGTATCAACACGAACTGGATTGTTACCAGAAGTCGAACTGACAAATGCAAGATAGTGAGTAGCGTTTGTAGAACTTGCATCATTTGTTCCAACGTTACTTGCACTTGCAACGTTTGCCTCACTTGTATTAATCCAACTTATACCAATTCCAGTTGAAGAAAGAACCTTTCCCGAATCTCCTAT